GGTTTAAACGACGGAGGTGAAAACGGATGACCTGGGATCAAGTGATTAAACTGTTTCTGGAGAAGATCCTGCAGATCTTCAATTCCAACCCAAAGCGCCGGGAGCCGGGAGACGGATCTGACGGATACTGCGACTGCATCGGCCTGATTATCGGCGCGATCCGGAGAATGGGCCTGAAATGGACCGGCATCCATGGATCGAACTGGTGCGCCAGGAAAGAGCTGACCGGCCTGAAAGAAATCAAGTCGCAAAGTGACCTGGAGCTGGGTGACATCGTGCTGAAAGCTGTGCCAAAGGGTCACAAGAACTGGAAGCTGCCGAGCCGGTACCAGAAGGGCGGAAAGTATTACAATGGCGACCTGAACGATTATTATCACGCCGGGGTTGTGTACTCGCTGAATCCTTTCGAGATTCGGCACATGTCGAGCAAGATGACCATCGACAAGAAGTACAACACCTACTATCCGTGGACACATCACGGAAAGTCGACCATCCTGATCAAAGCAGCCGGAGGAGTCACGCCGACACCGGTTCCGACATCCGGAACGCAGGCCGTTGTTGTGGCTGAATCCGGCGGCACGGTGAACCTCCGCGAGACGCCCAGCCTGAAAGGCGGGCTGATCATGCGGATCAAGCTCGGCTCCATTGTGGACATCGTTTCTCCTGGTGAGGAATGGTGCAAGATCACATACGGAAGCAAAACCGGCTACATGATGGCCAAGTTCCTGGACATCATCGGAGACGGCAAAGGAAAATATTGAGGAGGAATAGCCATGTTTTCTAAGGAATGGTGGAAAGCAGCCCTGGTTCGTGCTGTCCGGACGTTCGCTGAATCCGCGCTGGCCTTCATCGGCACCGGCGCGGTGGTGCTGGGAGATGTGAACTGGATCGGCGTTGCCAGCGCCGGCGCCTTCGGTTTCGTCGTGTCCCTGCTTATGGCGATGACTGGCCTGCCCGAAGTGGATCAGAAGCAACCGCCTGATGAGAAGTGACCTACGTGAAAAGCCCGTGCAAGGACTGCCCGGACAGAGTTCTCGGATGTCATTCTGAATGCGGAAGATACCTTGCGTATGTCGAAGCGCTGGAGAAGATCAAGCAGGTGCGGAACGGGATCCTGCACTCGTACTGCCCGGGCCCGCTTCTGGAAAGGAATCTTCGGAACAAGCTGAACCGGACAAAGAAAAAATGAGCTGACCGCTCTCCCGATGTGGAGGGCGGTCTTTTTTGTTTGCCGGAGAAGTTCAAGCGCGTATGTATATCCTGTTCAAGCAGATTTGACCGGCAACAGCCCTCTGATATCTCAGACGGTGGATAACTCGTCCGAACGGTAAAACGCGAAATAGGGGCCTTTTTGGACGAAATAGAGGTATTTCGTATAAGTACGGTTCAACGTAAACAGTACATTTCGTTCAAAACAGGCATAAAAAGGCCCCTGTCTCTCCGGAATGGGCGTCAACTCGTTCCAGGAGGAGCAGGGGCGCGGAATGTGGCAAATTTCGCGAAAGCGGACTATTTCCTGATGCCCATGGTTGCGAACATGGTCAGGTCGAAGATTTCGTCTGCGCGGGAATTCAGATCCTTGCAGATCTTCCGGGCTTCCTCTTCGGTCATCAGGGCGAAGTCATCGCGCTTGACCTTGAAGATGACAACGTTCTTCGTGATCGGTGCGCCGTGGTCATCGGTTCCATAGAGCCATGACGCCAACGGATTGAAAATCTGGATCTCGTCCGGATGCCGGTTCTCATCGCAGACGGCATCGAATCCTTTTGGCAGACGATCCGGATAGATCGGCACCAGCTGCACCGTGTCGCATCCGATCAGCTCGTAGGCAACAGACAGAAGGTCTGTGCTTTCCGGATACGGCACCGGCTTCGCTTCATTGGCCATGGCATCGAGCAGTACGCAGTATTTCATATCAATCCTTCCTTTCTCTGGATCTCGCGTAGGTATTCCCAGTTGTCATCCCAGTAATGGGTACGGTCCTTGCAGTCCTGTTTGTTGTCGTACAGGTCATGCTTCCGGCATCCTCTGGTATGTTCTCCGTAACCGACATCCACCCAGCGCAGCTGACCGCCGCGGTTCTGGTAGATTCCGTACTCAGTGCCATCGCGGACCGGGAAGATGTCCAGCGGATAAACCTTGATTACCTGCTCACCCTTCATCGTGGACTGCAGGTAATAATATTCGCCCTGGTTCAGCTCCGGGTCCGGAGGGTTCGGAAGATATTCTTCGATCATCTTTCGGGTGCGCTCGTCGATCATTGTCAATCCTCCTTCCATTTCAGCAGAACTTCCGTCAGCACATCGATTGTCCGCTTGACGGATTCCCGGTCGCAGAAGTGAATCATCGCTTCCACATTCTCGATGTCTTCGTCCGTGAATCTTTCGCCGCTGGGAACCTTTCTGTTCAACCAGAGGATGTACAGATCAGCGCCGGCCTGGAACGGATGCCCCTGTGACGGTCCGGCCATGATCCCTTTCTTCAGATTCTTGCCGAGCATGATCGGCAAATCAGTTCTCCTTCCCATGATTATCCTCCTTCCACCAATCATCCGGGCGTCTGAACCGGCAGATCGTCTTGTCTTCGTACATTCCGTAATCGCAATCGTCACAGGCTTCACCGTAGCGGTGCATGCAGGCGTCACAGAGCATCAGGCGGGAACCGCACACCGGGCAGTAGGCCTGAAAGCCGTCCTTGTTGATGTCCCACCGGAGCTGGATTTCGCGTTCGCAGACGTTGCAATACTCAACCTCAAAGCCGTCCTCGCTTGTGCAGAACCGGTCATTGTACAGACCGTCATCGTCCACAAGGTCCACAAGATCCCGCATGACCGCCAGGGCTCCAGCATAATCCGTCTTCTGGATCAGCTCCCAGGCGTTGTTCCAGTCCGTGATCCGGTGCTCCTTACGCATCTGATCCCGAACCATGGCCATGACCGCGTAAATGTTCCCGGATTCGTGCCGGCTCTGGAAATGTATTTCTGCTTTCTTCGGCATTACTGATCACCTCCTTTCCGTGCCTTCCGGTAGGCCTTCATCAGCGGATCCGTCTCAAAGCCGAAGTCCTTGTAGCCCTGCTGGACGGTCCGCATATACGCGAAGCTCGGTTCCTGGATGCTGTGGCCGGGGTTCATGATGTAGGCCATGCATTCACCGACCTTTTCCTCGACTTCCTTCGTTCCGTCTTCCCTGCGACCGTTCAGCAGAATCGGGAAAAACTCTTTTCGGTACAGCCGGGGGAAGCCTTCGTAACGGTCCAGGCTCTTCTCGTCCGCTTCTGAGATCTTCCAGATCCCGGCGGGAACCACTGCTCCGGGGCTGTGCTCGATGGTGAGCACTCCGCGCCGGAAGACCAGTTCGTAATTATGCAGGACACAGCTGCCGACCGGTACGGCATCCGGACACCGGAATTTCATCTGGTACTTGTTCAGGTTCGATCCGTAAGCGAGATAGTATTTCATGTTCTGTCCTCCTTGATCAGTTCGAAATCGATATAGCCGTTACAGTCGGCCCATTCGTCAGCTTCTTCCATGGCTTCGCGTTCATCCCATGCCAGGAAGGTCTTGTACCGGAACACGGCGTGACCCGGGCGGTACATCTTGAACAGGTAAGTTGCCAGGACTCGCATCGTCATTCCTCCTTATCCGAGCACGATCGTGTGCTTCAGCGTCTGCACCCGGTACTCGTACCGGCCCTGGTCGGCGCTCCACTGCTTCCACACCTTCTTGATGTTCGCCGTCTTGAAGCTTGAGCGGTTCAGATGGCGCTTGACCGCCTTGACCACGAGCGTCTCCACATTCTCGAATACGCGCTGCGGATGCTCAACGTAGAACCGCTGTTCGCACCGCTTCTCGTGAAGCTCGATCGCCTTCTCGCCGGCTTCGCCTTCCACGTAGAAATCGACTTCGCGGTAACCCTTCTGCATCTGCCAGAATGTCCGTTCCTCGATGACTTCCAGATCGTTCGTCCAGAGCGTGTCACTCCGGCGGGATGTCATCGGCTGCATCAGCCGTTCGTCCGTGGTCCGTCCGACCATGACCGTCAGGCCGTCCCGGAAGTTCCGGTAGGCGGTACCGAACCAGATCCGGATGATCTCGTGATCGTTCCTCAGGTCGACCTTCGCAATCTCGCCCTGGTGGCCGGCCATGGTGGTTGAGTTGATGACGTAGCCCTTCCCGATGTATTCCGCGACCTTCTGGGTGAACAGGGCGTTGATATCTGCGTACTTCATTGTGATTTCTCCTTTCTCTTTCTGCCGGCCTTTGGCCCGACCGGCGGGGCGTTTTCTATCCTCAGGCGAAGGCGGCGGTCAGATGCTGGCGAGCCGTGGCGAATTCCTTTCCCCGCATCTGCAGCCGGTTCATCATGAAGTTCTTCATGATCTTGGCTTTCTGCTCTTTCGTGAAGTCCGCAGTGTCCTTGAAGAAAGGAACCTTCTCGGCGTTGATGGCCCAGGCGCTCATCGCGAGACAGAACTGAATGTATGCCTTGATCTTCCCGGCGTGGGTCGTTCCGTTGAACAGCCTGAATTCTACGGTTCCTTTCGTGTACAGGGCGTGCAGGTTCAGTCCGCGGTACCGGGCGGGACAGTAGTGAGCGTGGTTGATTCCGCCACGGTAGCCGTTGTTCAGCTGCGAGTAGTAGATCCGCTCCAGGGCCGCTTTCGTGTGCTCGCCCTTCCGCATGGCCTTCATCATTTCCTTGCTGGCCTTCTGGCACCAGCGGGAAGCGCGGTCCTCATTCTGCAGGGCTTCGTAGAAGAGATCCTGCCGGCCGGTGAAGAGGTTCACAAGGTTGATCAGGGAGTCCGCGGTGTGATTCGCACCGTCCACATGGACGTGGATTCCACAGGAGTCGTTCGCCAGGGCGCCGGCTTCCCGGAGATTCCGGACGATGTTCTGCAGGTCATCCAGGTCTTCGTACTGGAGGATCGGGCTGACCACTTCGCAGGAGTAGGCATCGGAAGCGGAGCGATGGTTCCGGGTTTCGCACCGGATGCTGGCGTCCCGTTCGCATTTCCATGTGCGACCCTTCCGGTCGGTAGCTCCCCAGATGTTGTAGCAACCCTGGCCGATGAAGTGGTAATCGGTGCCGAAGTAGTGCGCGATCTGCGCAGCCGCCTGTTCGCGGGTGATTCCGGTGAGTTCGATTTCGATTCCGAAGTTCTGATTCTGGATGGTAGTCATTTTTTTGTCTCCTTTCGTCTCGTCCGTTACTCAATATTTGGTAGCCTTGTGGGCGTCCAGGTTCTTCAGGAAGGTGTCGACCTCTTTGAGGTTTCCGAGGACATCTTCGTAAGCGGTGAGTCCGCAGGCCTTGATGATCCGGTAGGTTCCGAAGTGCGTAAGGACCAGCCCCAGCTTGTTCTCTTCGGCAATCTTCGTTGCCGTCCTGGTGAGCTTCCCCATGGTCTTGATCTCGCGGTCGAGACCCTTTTCCCCGAATCTGCATCCTGTCCTGTCGATGAACCTCATTCTTCGTTCCTTCCTTTCGTCCCCGGGTTTGTTCCCCGGTTCGAGGATATTGTACAACAAATTGTTGGACTGTACAAGGGGAAATTGCAAAAAAGTAAAAACTTTTTTTGGACAAGTACAACAAAAGAGTTGACACAACGCGCAGGCCGGTGGTATCGTAACGCTGAGGAGGTGAGATTGTGTCCATATCCGACAGCGTCAGCGCGGCGCTGAAGAAAGCGAGCCTGAAGCAAAACGACCTGGCAGCTGCCTACGGGAAGTCGAAACAAAGCATGTCCATGAAGTTCACACGGGACAGCTGGTTCGGAAAAGACCTGGTCAAGGTGGCGAAGCTGATCGGCGCTGATCTCGCGTTCGTCTTTCCGGACGGATCGAAGATCATGATCGATACGGATGATCCGGATGAATGACAAAGGCCCCGGGTGCTGGTAACACCCAGGGCCAAGGAGTACGGTTAGCGGGACTGGCTGTCCTGATCCTCATCCCTCTGCAGAAGATCCGACAGTTTGCAGCCGAGGACCTTGCAGATGGCATCGATCTGAGTCAGGCTCACACGGTCGACCATCTCATTGTACAGATCGTTGATCACGTTCTTGTCAATGCTGGTTTCCCGGGATAGTCTCCGCTGGCTCCACCGCTTTTCGCCTAAGCGGACAGAAAGTAAAATCCTGATCATGACCATGCTCCTTTCTGGGGATGGTAGCACATCCCAGAGATTCTCGCATGAATTCCGGACAAAATATTGATTCCGGGGACATTGTCCGGGATTTGCGGACAAAGGAGCACGAAAAAGAGGGGTACCCGATTGGGTATCCCTCTTTTCCTGCCTATACGGCAGCGGGGATGTCGCAGACGAAATATCCCTTGACCATGTAGACGCGGGTGGTTCGTCTGCGCACCGTGATGTGGAGATGTGAAGAGCTTAGACGAACCATCTGCTGTTCTTCACCCTGCTCCTCCTTTCCTTCGAAATCTTCAAGGGAAATGGTGACTTCCCTGTGCTCCTTCGTACAATTGAAGATGAGTTTCAGCCGGCCGTCATCGAAGACGTAGGCCCGGATCAGGAAGGAGTCGATCATCTTTTCCTGGAACTCCCGGTCCTCAACATCGCCGTCCCGGAGCGTTTCCAGATACGAGAGGATCATATCCCGGTCGATGTCGATCCATGCCATCTTCTCCAGGGCCGCGATCCGGCCGGAAAGGTCATCGATTTCCTGCTGGCGCTCCTTAATCCATTGCATCACGATCGGCAGGACGTCTCCGGATTCCAGGCTCTTCCTGAGGTTGTCCCGCTTTCTGGTGGCTTCCTCAAGGTTTGCCCGGAGAGAATCAATCTCAGCGGTATTCCTCTCGCTTTCCAGATGCTCGATGGCTTTGTCGGCCATCCATTCCAGGAGCTCGTCATCCTCAAGCAGATGCTTCAGCTCCATGGTGATCCTTCTCTCGATCTCGTCCCGCGGCACGTTCTTCTTGTGGCAGCTCTTGTCATACCGTTTCTTCGTGCAGATGTAGTAATAATGCAGATCTTCGTTCCTGGCCGTGCCGGAGATCCCTGACATCGGAGAATCGCATTCTCCACAGTAGAGCTTTCCGGTCAGCAGGTACGTGAAGGCGTTTGACTTTCGTCTCTTCACTGTTCCCCGTCCTTTCGGCTTATCCTTTATGTATGTTTGGACCGAGCGGAAGGTTTCGTCATCGATGATGGACGGGAATCCTCCCTCGATCCGGTGCTCTTTGTACAAATATACACCAATATAGCGCTCGTTGGAAAGGATTTTGTTGAAAGACGATCTATTCCAGAGCGCTCCTTTTTTTGTCCGCAGGCCGCGCCGGTTCAGATCCTCCGCGATCCGGATCAGCATTTCGCCTTCGGAAACCCTTCGGAATATCTCGCGGACGATCTCGGCTTCTTCTTCCACGATTTCAGCGTGGCCATCCTTTCCACGCCGGTAACCCAGGGGAACGGAGCCGTTGACGATGGCCTTCTCCGCATTGTCCGTCAGGCCGCGGTGGATCTTCTGTGCCAGCTCCCGGGAATAATATTCCGCGAAGCCTTCCAGGATCGATTCCATCAGGGCGCCGGTCGGATCGTCCGTGATGTGCTCCATGGCCGACAGCACGGTGACGCCGTTTTCCTTCAGCGTGTGCTTGTGCATGACGCTGTCATACTTGTTCCGGCTGAAGCGATCCAGGGAATAGACGATCACGTACTTGAATTCCCGCTTCGCTGAATCGCGGATCATCCGGAGGAACGCCGGCCTTTTGTCGGTCTTTCCGGTCAAAGCGCGGTCATCGTACACGCGGAGGACCTTCAGATCCTGTTCCAGCGCGTACTTCTCGCAGGCTTTCACCTGCTGATCGATGGACGCGTCCCGCTGGTTGTCCGATGAATAACGGGCGTAGATTACGGCTTTTTCCATGTTACTCTCCAAGATTGAGTCCCTTGCGATTGAATTCTTTTAGCTTCAGATTCCGGATCGATTTCGGCAAAGATGTGATCTGCGTATATGAAATGTCCAATGAATTGAGGGATGTCAGGTTGCCGATATCCTCCGGCAGTGCAGTAATTGGATTACCGTAAACATCAATAGTCTTCATGGCCATGCAGCTGCATATTGATTCCGGAAGAGAAGTCAGCCCGCATTGCGCAAAATCGATAGAATAAAGCTGTTGCAGATTGCCGATCTCCGGAAGCTGGGTCAGCGCTCTCTGATGGACGCATGTAATGTACTTCAGATTTGTAAGATACTGAATTCCTTCCATGCTGGACAGACCCATATCCATATCGTTGATGAAAATGTCAGTAACGCTTTCCAGCATTTCCTGGCTGACCTCATCGTTGATACTGAATGCGCCCATGGTATCCCGCATGTAAATCGCGAACGGTTTGTCCGGAAAAATATCAATGACTGTCTTTCCATCAAATACCGGCGGTTCATACCTGGCTGCGAGTTCGTTATTGATAGCCAGGCGCAGGGCAAGAAGATCGTCTTCAGACATGGCGGACAGATCTTCGGCAGCTGCGTAGTGGACAGACGATAGAAGAACCACAAGGATTAGTAGAACGGAAAGTAACCGTTTCATATGCTGTCCCCCTATTCAATACATTGTCCGTTTTTGGCCATCTTTGTCCTGATTTCTGATATAATGTCCGGGAGTGTCGACGCTGAAAACTCACTGAAGGAGGTGCAGGAAATGGATGCAAAGGAAAACAAGGCCAGGAGTCGAGAATTGCGGCTCATCCTCCTGGCCGAGCTCTTTAGGTTCCTCAGCGACGAGGATCAGGAGGAAGTTATCGAGAAGATAAAATCCCTCTTATCTGACGAATAATCAGATCCTTTTCGGTGTCGCTCAGGAGTGAGAACAGCTCCATGCACTCGGTAACGCGTCCGTCTGTCTGGCCAGCTTCGGGCGCGTTTTCTGTTGCCCGATCCGGGGAAACATCGAAGCCCATCAGCCAGCCTTCCGAGACATTCAGGACCAGACCCAGCAGCGTGAGCTTGTCCTGCTTCGGCTGAACCTTGCCGGAGAGATACTGGCTCAGGTCGTTCTTGTTCAGCTTGAGACCGTACCGCTCGCAGAAAGGCTGCGCCATCTCCACGACATCCACCTGGCGAAGATTCCGCTTTTCCATGACTTCACGGAGCCGCTGGGCTGTTGTTGCTCTTCCCATTCCTGTCACCTCCTTCATTAAGAGCTGTAAGTATTTTATCATCTCTTGAACAAAAGTTCAAGCCAAAAAAGAACCAAAATTCAAAAAGTTTGAAAAAAAGTGTTGCAAAGTTGCCGAAATGGTGTTATATTGTCGCTGAAGTTCAAGGGCGTTGAACTTTCATTCAAGGATGAAAGGAGGCGGGAACAATGGCATATCGGTACGATGATCTGATCGGAAGGATCATTGCAAAGTTCGGCTCGCGCAAGGCTTTCGCGGATGCGATGCACATGACGGCGGAATCGCTGAGTCAGAAACTGAACGGCAAGCGGTACTTCAATCAGAAGCAGATCACCAGGGCGTGTGAGCTGCTGGAAATCGCGGAAGCCGACGTCGTCAAATATTTTTTTACCCTCAAAGTTCAAAGCGCTTGAACTTCTGAAAGGAGACAAAGACCATGGACGCTGTGAAGGTGGACGTAAATTCCATCCCGGACGAGACCGGAAGGAGGTTCGGACAGTGCATCATCGCCGGGCTGCGTGAGTACCTGAAACAGCCGGGAGCCCGGGAAGCGCTGGACGCCAGGACGAGAGCGAGAAACGAAAGGAGGAACTCAAGTGGACACGAGAGCGTACCTGCAGTGGTGCATTGAAACGCGACAGGCCGAGAAGGAACGGAACCGGAAGCGGCTGGAGAAAGCCGGATACTGGTTCGCCATGATCGGCATCGCAGCCCTCTGGATCGCGGGGTGGATGATCCGATGACGGATTACCGGGACAAGTGGGTGGTCGTGGTCGGAACCGAAATGTACGTGGCTGGTCTGGGAAAGACCTTCGAAGGCTACGGCGAGACGGTCGGCACGGTGATCACCAAGCGCCGGGAATGCGCACTTGAGTTCACCAGCCTGCGGGACGCCAAAGGAACGGCGGACAGCATCGGAGGGCGGGTGTTCAAAGTATGACAGGACGGAAAAAGGACCGCCC